CTTTGGTTTTGAGCGTGCTACCCCGTGCTACCGTGCTACCTAAAGTAAGATAGATTTTAACTTAAATAATTACTCCTATATTATTTAATGACGCATCGCAATAACAACGACTATGTCAAGAAATGGCACGTTGCGATGTGTTTTTGAACGAATAGCGTTAGACGTTCTGTCCGCTTGATTGCGGCACGATACGCCCTATTTCGTTCGTCCATCCGTTGTTTTTTCGCGGCATAACAGACCTTCCGTTGTTCGCCAATCTGTTGTACGTTCGCTTTATAATATGCCTTATTATATTCTGAAATTTGCTTCTTGTGTACTTCTTTATATTCTGCCTTCTTTCTTCCCGCAATATTTTTATTGACACATTTGGTTGTTCGTTGATAAAAACCTTCGCGGGCATTTAACTCGTCTTTTGAACCGCACGGGAACAACTCGATTAACTCTATTGTTGGTGTGCCTAATTTAAACAATTCACAAGCAGTTGAATATTTTCTCGCATATTTTGTATTCTTGACCCATTTATTGTAATCGGAACGATGAGTTCCCAATCGCATTGAGAGTCGTGGTTGAGCCGTGCTGCCGATATATACCAAATCGCCAATGTATAATTTATAAATCTTACCTTGGCTGTAATCTAGCATTATATACTGCTATTGGCATATTGTTTATATTTGTTTTTTGTTAATATATATTGTTTTTATATACTATCATTCGAAGTTGCCTCGCTTACATTTACCAATTCTAGCCCGTCCTGAAAACGGCGTTCTTGTCTATAAATGGCTATCAGATTGTTCTGACTGAGTTTTAAATATTTCTTCCGTAAGTCGGGATAGATAGAGGTCTCGAGCTTCTCTAAGGCTTCGTTGTATTGCGTCATCAACGACGGCGATAAATCCGTCTCATTCCGTGCGACATTCAAAGTATGGGTTAACAGAGAAGCCGATTGTAAAATACATTCGCTCTGTCCTGTAAAATTTTTAAACTTTATCAATGCCGATACAATCGCTATAATAGACGACAATGCAATCGGTACCAACTCCACCGCATTGGACCGCCAACCCATTTGTAACTTCATAGATTCGAACATACCCGTAGACAACGATAAGATGATAACGCATTTATTCCAATTATCCCCCTGTATTTTTAATTCCTCGTGGGCTAATAACAAGGCATCGCGTTTATACTTTAACTCTTGAACCATAGACGCCAGCGACATACTATAAACCGTTTTTTTATGGTTAAAGATTTTTATATTCGTTAGTATATGGAGTGTAATATTTGCTATGAAACCACCAATACCATAAGTTGCTTCAAACAATGCCACGTCCAGGTGTGTCGACCTTGTTTAAAACAAATGATTGAGATTACAGAAAATGAAGTCTGTTATACTTGTCCCGTATGCCGCCACGAAAATATATACGGGCGCACCCGAGCCTTTACCCGCTTTATAGATAGAAGTAATGATATGTTGAGACATTGCCTTGGACTACGCCAACAAGATATGGTGGAGATGTTGTGGATGTATTATCAAATTTAGGTGGCTTAAGATTTTCGCTTAAAGGCTGGAAGGTTCGCGTTTTTTATCTTCTGTTTTTCTTTTACTTGTTTCTTTAAATTTGATTTGCTTATCTCGCTCACGGTTAAAGGCGTATTTTTATTGATTCGTTTGGTTGGTCTTAATACTGGGTATTGCTCTTTACTGGCTATATTTTTCCAAGATTCTTTAAACCAAGCAGACAATCCCTTTGTTGTTTTTTTACCGCTGTATGTCCCGCCACGTGCCTTATATGTTTTTACAATCCACCCACTCTTATAGGCTCCGTGTGTTTTATATTTTTCATCCGCTTCTCGCTTTACTTTGGCATACAACGCTTTATTATTTGGTTCGTTCATACTATATACTTTTATAAATGTTGAAAGACGGTCGAAAATTCGCTATCTTACTGAGGTAGCACGGTAGCACGCGGTAGCACGCTCAAAACCAAAGTATTCCCTAGAACGATTCCCGTGGAGGACTTTTGAAACTGCGTGCTACCCCGTGCTACCGTGCTACCCCCATTTATAGTAGTAAGAAAGTATATAAAAAAAAAACTATACTACTAGTATGGACTATCCAATGTATTTAGAAAAACAAAAACTGGCACCCACGACGATTAAAAACCATATTCGTAATTTGGCAAGTTATAGTGACGACTACTCACTACAGGACAACGAGACACAAACGATTGAAAATTTAAAACAATATTCCGAGGGTTCTCGTCGCCAAACTATGGTGTCCACGCTATGTAAATGGAGGACCTATAAAAATTTATCGGTTGAGGAACTACACGAATTTCTTAAACTATCTATCGACCAAACCATCGCACAAAACAAGATAACCTCTCAACAATTAGACCTGCCACCTTTGTCGCATTTCAAAACCAAATTAAACCAATTTTATAAAGAAGGCAACTTTAAGGAATTCGCCGTATTATATTTATTATTAACCTTTCAAACACGTAACAAGGATTTAGTCGTAAATATACAACACACGAAATCAGATTTTAACCAAGGAAATATTTTATACATTCGGGAAACATCCGTCGTCTACATTAGAAACGACTATAAAACCTTCTGTACGTATGGACAAAAAAAATATATCATTTATAGCAAAAAGTTTAGACACGCCATCTCTTCTTTGGAAGGGTTGTTAAGCGACAAACAAACTCATAAACAAGTTCAAAAAATAACCGGCGGTTATAGTGAGTCAGACCTTATGAAGGTATCTGTTAAACACGCAGATTCTATTGGAAAACTTACTAAGATAAGTAAGCATAGAGGCACGGCATTGGATACTATATCAGGCAGTTATGATGTACTATAAATCCGTCTCCACGAAGGTATCGAGCGAATGTTTATCGGTTAGGTCCGCGTCCTTGTCCGCGTGTTTGTGTTCAAATAAATTACCAAACGCGGTTTCCTTGTGGGCGTGTGCCGATACAATATCACCTTTTACTCTATGGATATTTACTTTAGAATCTAACTCTTTTTTTATAGGCTTGTCTACTTTAATGGACTCGTGAAACGCTTTTGTATAACCAGGATTGAAAAAATGTGCTTCACTCGTGCGGTCTCGTATAGATTTAGACCTTGTTAAAATATCCATTCCAATGCTACCGCCAAGCGAATGTCCCGACAGCGTATAATCCTTGTCGCCGTGGTGTCTCATAATCTGACGCGTCGTGTGACGGCGTTCTCTAAATTGTGGATTTAATTTTTGAACCCCTACGCCTAAGGCTACGTCACTCAACAAGTCACGCGGGTTATGGACATTTGTGCCTGTATAATTGATATGGACTTTATTGTCTTTGGTTGCCGTCAAGACATCTTTTGTAGTTCGCGCCGAGTCTAGGGTGTAACCTAGTCGCCCTAATTTGCGTGTGGCGTAGGCGTCTTGTTTTTCTTTGTTTTCACCCTGTTGGTAGCGGTAATGTATCTGAGCGATTTTAGCCGAGGTGTTCATATACTATAGAACTAATATTTGTTTTTGCTAATCTTTTTTTAAAAGATTAATATAAATGAGCGTCAGCATTGTCGTTCCCACTTACAACCGAAAAAGCTTCGAGAAGTTGTTGACGCATAATATAAATACTCAGACCTATTTTAACATTGTAGAAGTTATTGTATTAGACGACGGCGACGATGAACCGTTATGTATAAAAACAAAGTATCCCGTGCATACGTATCGCGTGAGTCGTTGTTCGATTGGAGCCAAACGGAATTATGGCGTTGAAGTCGCTGTAGGGCATTACATCGCTTTTATGGACACGGACGATTTTTATATGCCCGACTATATTGCCCATTCTGTTTTTGAAATGGAGACAAACCATAAATCCATCGCAGGGTCTGCGGATATGATTGTATACGACTTAAAACATTTCTATAAACAAAAATGTATCTTTCTTCATTATCTAAACGAAGCCACGATGGTGTTTAAAAAGTCCGCCTTTCGTCCTTTTGCTCCTAGTAACTCTAACGAGGCAGTTCCGTTTTTAGCGTCCCAAATTGGAGAAATTATAGAGACACAGATTGATAAAATAATGTGCTGTGTTAGTCACGGCAGCAATACCATTCCCAAAGACCCTTGGTGTGTAGAACAATATAAAATAGAACCCTTGACCCAATATGAAACTCATAAACAACTATTATCTACTCCTATTCTATATGTCTCTTCACCAAGTTACGGCTCTTCTGACCCCGCAACAGACCAACATCATTCCAGCGGGTAAGTATATCTACACCGACGAAACCTTTTTACTCAAGGCACCTGCGTATGTGCCCGGTGAAGCCTTCGCCCGTATGGGGAAGGAACTCGTGCCCGCACACTTCTCGTATGGACACCAAAATCCTGATTTTACACCTATCTACACACCACCTACTCAATTAGCGATGAATTATAATACAGTAATTTACAATAGCGTAACAGGCTATACTTAAGATTATATATACCTTAATTTAAAGAGAACTTATATTATATACTATGGCGTGTATCTACAAGGTATCGTGTAAAGATATTACGATTAAAGAATCTTATATTGGAAAGACACAAAATGTAAAAAAAAGGTGGACAGAACATAAGTCGTCTTCAAAAGGAAAAAATCTATGTCATCTGCGTCTATACGATTTTATTAATAAAAATGGCGGCATTGATAATTGGGATTTTCAAATATTAGAAGCATTTGAATGGGAATATGAATTGGCGAGACAAAAGGAAAGATTTTGGTATGAAAAAATACAACCAAAATTAAATGATAAACACCCCGGACTTTCTCTCAAAGAATCGGCACATCTTAGTTACTTAAGGAATTCAGAAGCTCGTGATTTACAAAGACACGAACATAGAGTAGAAAAAATTATATGCGAATGTGGTATGTCTATATCAAGAAATTCTCGTTCAGAGCATTTAAAAAGAGGTCGTCATCTCAAAAGGATGACGCCCTACCAATAAAAAATAGCCTGTATGTATGTATACCTTAGACACGCCGTATAGCTCGCAAGTAGTGTTTTTAAATTCGGAGAATTGTGTTTATAAAACCATAGACGGAGAAGGCGAATACACCTATAACTTTCAAACGCCTGTCCAGTTGCCCGCCAACTGCCAAATGTTGATTAGCATTCAAGACGCCCAACTACCTAATATAATACCTAATGTAGACTCTACCAATAATAAAATCTCTTTTTATGTCCCTACGTTTAGTAAAAGATTTACAGTCACTTTAAGCGAAGACGACGGCACCGTTGAAAAGGTCTACAGCGTATACGAATGGTTGGCGTTTGTAAATCAACGCATTGTAGAAGAAGCCGTAAACCAGTTTCAATTGTATGGCGAATATCAAGTGACCAGTTCTAAAATAAAATGGTTTAGTAATTATCCTTTTGAAATCATATCCACAGACGAATATACAACCACTTGTATAGACCTTATTGGCTTCCGTAAAAATGTAGCCAACGAACAGGTATATGAATCCACCGGCGTCTTGTTGTCGTCGTCTATCAATCCGTCTTATCATATTACGATGCCGTCGTGTGTCCAGTTTAGCGGAACACGCTTTATTTTTTTAAAGTTTAAGAACATAACCGTCAATAACTTGAATAGTCGCGGAGTCACCGACCAAGCCATCGTTCGTATAGACAACAACGCACCTTATGGATATATGATTTTTTATAGACCTGTAGAAGCTCATAGATTTATTATCACACGACAGACGATTAATAATATCACCTTCCGACTTACAGACACCAAAGGCAAGACGCTTCAATTGTTTAGCAACGATGCACAGATTACGGTAAAATTAGAATATATGTATAAACCCGACCTACGGTCTATGGCAGAAGGCACGATTAAGTTTGAACTGAGAAAATTAGCCAAGGTCACTATGGATAAAGAAGGGTTCAAGGGCGAATACAACCCAGAATCGAACGAGTTCATACCCAATTTATAGAACCGTAAAATTAATATAAGACACCAATGTATATGAGTTTTGGACGCAAAAAACCGATGATGAACCGCCTCGGATTAAAAAAATCCGCCCACACTGTAATGCGTCTTGGATTAAAAGCCTCTGATATTGCTATGGCGTCCGCACCCGTAGCCCTACTTGGCGGTCCAGAAATGGCTCCTATTGCTTCTGCTTTAGAAGTCGCCGGTGCCACGGGTAAGGCTGTCTTCGGTCTTGGTTCCAAGATTGTTTAAAAATAAGAATGTTTTTAAAATAAAATATATTTAGACTTTATAATGAGTGCTCCCGATGCTATGTCCGAATCTTTAAACTACCCCGCATTGAAGCGGAGAGCAGTGGCGTCGCGCTCGTATCGTGTCAAGGTCAACCCGGCAAACGGTCAAACGTTCACCGCGGGTCAGACTATAAATATTGATATGCCAAGCAATCTTTCGGGCACCTACTGTAACTGGAATCAATGTTATTTAAAATTTAAGGTTACCCCTGTAGGTGGCACGGGTCCGATTAACCTCGACCGTTGTGGAGCAGCTGGGTTCATCAACCGCTTACAAGTGATGACCGCGGGAGCACAAATTTTCGATTTACCGAATTGGAATGTGCTTATGACGATTCTTATGGACGGTGATTCGTCTCCTGCTTATAAAGCGGGTATAGGCAATATTCTAATGGGCACCCAAGGCGGCACTCAGCGGGGCGACACGCTCGTCGCCGGAACTGGTCGAACCTTCTGTCTTCCATTTGTCCTTCACCCGTTTGGAATGTCAACACCGCATCGTCTAATGCCACTTTTTTCTTCGGCGCCAGTCCAGTTCAAAATTTCGCTAGAATCTATCGTGAATTCCGTGAAAGCAACCGTAGCCCCGACCGCACTAAACTTCACAGAAGTAGAATTGGTCTGTGTTTTCACGGAAACGTCTCCTGCTGCCCAAGCTCAAATAGACGCGATGAGCGGTGGTGTATATAACATTCTCTGCTCGTCTTACCAAAATGTCGGCACCACTATGTCGGCGGGTGACACCGCGGTCACCTCCAATCTTGGTATTAGCGTGTCGTCACTAGAGCGTATGATTGTATGCCACCGTCCCACGAGTTCACTAAACAATATTTTAGCCTACAGTCTTGGCAACCGCACCAAGAATGGTCTATCGTCGTATTCCATTTTCGTCAATGGCGAACAATACCCCGCTCGTCCCGTCGTGGTGGAAGACAACTGTGCCGAAGCCTTGGCGGAGTTTCTATTGAGCGACCACAGTTTAGTCAATTTTGATAAACAATCGTCGTTTAATATTGCGGTCACGGGTGCGGCGTTAGATTTAAAATCCAACGGTCTGGACGGTCAATCCATCAACGGCATCCATGTGCCTTACACGAAGGAGGGCGTCGACGCACTCGGTCTGGAAGACGGCTCCACGGCGTTGTCCGCTTCCAACATTGGCTCGTTCATTACGGCGGTGGAAATGGAGACCTCTCTCTCCGACGGCCGCTCACAGCGTTTATATAGCGGTATCTCGACGATTTCGTCTACTGTAAATTACCGCGGTGTTTACTCGGCTGCTCCTGCCGCCGCCCAGATTGATTTCTTCGCCCAATTTACGATTTTGATTAGTCTTAACAGCCGCGGCACGAATGTGTTCTCGGTGTCGGTTTAAAGACTGAATCGTTTTTTATAAGCACGAATGCCTTTATCTACGGTCGGCTCAGACCATAATATCCAACGGGACAATGAACCCGCACTTGTCGGGTCATCCCAATTTTCATTTTTTCTGTGTCTATCTAAATATAACTTTTGTTTTCGGTCGGCTATAGTTCGGTCGCTATACTTCGTGTAGTCCATAGAACCAGCTGAACCAAAATGGGTTGTCTTTTGTCTCCCTGCGAGTTCAAAGACTGCCATAAACTTTTTATCTTTATTGGACGACTTCTTAAGGTGTAGGAGTTTCATTATTATATAACCTTATTAAAATGTTATATAATGAATGTTGTTTTCGTGTGTTCGAAAAAATAGAACCAAAGAGCATTGATTTAGTGTTAGTAGATTTGCCATACGGACAAACGGACTGCGATTGGGACACGTCAATAGATTTAGAAAGAATGTGGGAATCTTTGACCTTAATTTGTAAACCGTGTTGCCAATACATTTTTTTCGCCACAACCAAATTTGGTAATACATTGATAAATTCTAACCCCAAAAGTTTCCGCTATGATTTGGTGTGGGAAAAAACAAAACCAGTTGGGTTTTTACACGCCAAAAGACAACCATTGAGAAGCCACGAAATGATATATATATTTAGAACAACGGGTAGCCCTGTTTATAACCCACAAAAAAACCCTGGAAAACCTTACAAAGAAAGAACGGTGACGAAGGGGACTTGTTATAAATATAAAACCTATGAAACGATTAAAGCGAATCCAACTGGAGAGAAACATCCAACCTCCGTCCTACATTACTCTATGCGCGACAAACGGATTCACGCTACACAGAAACCCCTAGATTTATGCGAGTTTTTAGTAAAATCTTATTCGAATGAGGGCGATGTTGTGTTAGATTTTTGTATGGGCTCTGGAACTACTATCGTGGCGTGTATCAAAAACAACCGCTCTTACATTGGTGTGGAACGAGACAAGGATATATATGATTTGGCTGTAGAGCGTATCAATCAAACGTTACGGTCACCTCCTCGCGACGAATGCGAAGATTAGGGACACGATGGTCTACGACCTTGTTTTCTTCTTCTGTGGATTTAGAGAGTATCTCATACACTTCTGGAGCAAAGCCTGGGAAGCGTTCTTCGTAATAGTCTGGGGCGTATAGTTTGTAATTGACCGAGTTCCAATCTAAATTATCATAACAATCTTCGTCTGCACAATAGTCTAGGAGTCCGTCAAACAACTGGTGGAATTGTTCGGGCTTGTGTTCTATCCAGTCGCCCTTGTTTTTATCATTGAGTTGAGAAGGATTGGGGATACGGTCGCTGTCTCGTTTAATTAGATTATAACTATTCTTCACCGTCGCACGAAATTCGTTTTCTGCTTTTAATTGTTCCATTATAGTATAACTTATTATTTTTTTTTCTTTTGTTACTTTATAATGTCTGACACCGACAGCGAACCCGAACAAATTTTAGAAAAGAAGCCCACTAAAAAGGTAGCCAAAAAGGCTCAAGTAAAAAAGGCAACACCGCCACCCGACGCTCCTGTAGAAGCCGCGGCTCCTGTGGCTGTGGCTCCTGTAGAAGCTCTAGAGAAACCCAAGCGGGTATTTACGGAAAAACAAAAAGAAGCGTTGGCTGCAGCACGTCTAAAACGCAAACTCGCACGAGATGCCGTGCCCGTGCCCGAGCCCGAGCCCGAGCCCGTAGTCAAGCCCAAGCGTGCTTACAAGAAAAAGGTAGTCCTCACCGAGCCCGAAGCCGAGCCGCCTAAACCTAAGCGTGTCTCCAAAAAGGCTGCTGCTCCTGTTGCTCCTGTTGCTCCTGCCTATTACCCGATTGAGTTTGTGTAATCCTTATAAGGTTTATAAAACAATAATCCCTACTATATATGAGCCTGGAAATAACGGAAGAACCTAACAAGCGATTAAAAATTATGAATAGCGAGAATCATTTAGACAAGCCTTTAGCCGACGACCTACCCGACCCATTGCCGTCGTATAGCGGATTTAACTTCGCCATTGCGGGTTCTAGTGGAAGTGGCAAGACGACCTTACTGACCAGTTTAATGAGTGCTAAAAAAAAGAACGGCATACGCCAGTCCTATAAAAAATGTTTTGATAAAATCCTAATCTGTTCTCCTACATTAGGACAAGGCAAGTCGATGAAGAAAGACCCGTTCGTCGATGTCTCACCTGACCGAAAATGGAAGGTGTTTAATCTACAAGTGATGGACGAAATCTTTAAGACGCTAGAAGCCAATCGTGAAGAAGACGAACACAGTGTATTGATATTAGACGACATTGGTTCGCAACTTCGCAAGTCCGCCGGTGCTGAAAAGCAGTTGGTTAGTCTTTTACAAAACAGACGGCATATGTTCTGTAGTGTGTTTATTTTAGTTCAAAAATTTAAAGACCTTCCAATGGGCATCCGCAATAACTTGTCTCACTTTGCCACCTTCCGCCCGAAGAACCAAAAGGAAATGGAAGCCATCTGTGAAGAGACAATGCCGTTTAATAAAAAGAACTATCAACAAATTATGAACTATGTCTTTGACAATACGGATATGTTTAGTTTTTTAATGATTGATATGTCCTTGAAAAAAACCAACAAGTTTAGGTATTTTAAAAAATTTAACGAAATCTTTATACAGCAGCCCGAATAATATAATCGTATTGTATATGCGTAAACGAAAAACAAAGCAAAAAAAAGGGAATGTGTCGCAGACGGTTATTGTCAATGTAACGAAGAGCGGGGCTAGGGGGGGACGGGCACGGGCACCTAGGGCGAATGTCGTAACCTACACCGACCAAACGCCTCTACTAAATCTAGTCAAAGAATTTACTCAAAATAATCGGTTGATGTTGGAAGGTTCGAGAGACAACATTACTCAACCACGTTTATCCATCGCCCAAGACCCAATGAATCGTTTGATTCCACAGACCATAGACCCGTCCATCGGACCCGCCCAACGTTTGTCTATGAATCTTTTGAATCCACCGACCCCAATGACCTTTCCACCGACCTTACCCCAGACCTTAGACCCAATGAATCGCTCGACGACCTTAGACCCAATGAATCGCTCGTCGTTTGGAAAATTAATGCCAAAACGCTCACGTTCTGTGAGTCCTCCGCGCACTCCGCCAAAACCCACAAAAGGACTCGCCACTCCTCGGAAAAACCGCGCCTCTCCACCAAAACCCACAAAAGGACTCACACGCGCGCCAAGAAGCGTAAATCGTTACGAAATATAATATACACTATAATAAATGTCTTTGAAAATAATTAGCGGACACGCCATCTTTAATGAAAACGCCCTTGTATTATCCAAAAAATTTAATTGGATTTTAGAAACAAATTTGAATCCACAACCGAGTGATTTATATATTGTATTTGGCGCCCACGAACTCGCCCACCAGCTTTTAGAACTACAGATTAGGAAAAATATGAGCTTCGGTTATGTTATCTTCAATAGCGAACAACCGAACTCTCAATTCTTTAAAAACAAGTATTACATACAACTTATGAAAAAAAACATTGTTTTTGATTACAATACGATTAGTGCGAACTATTTAGACCTACACTTTAATATTAAGGTGCTGTCCTATTTTTATTTTGAGTTTATGAAATTTACTCTGGACGTGCCTCGTGTCTACGATGTAGCGTTCATTGGTTCACGAAGCGACAAGCGAGCGGAGATTCTCCAACAACTACAATTAGACTATCCTGACCTGAAGTTCTACATTGATTACAACTGGTCACACGGCTCTGCCGAGTCGCTCACGCAAATCTTACATCAATGTAAAACCGTCTTAAATATTCCGTATTATGACAACAACCCGCTAGAGACACACCGCATACATAAAGCCTTGGCGTGTGGCTGCAAAGTCGTGTCGTACTACAGCAACGAATCAGACGCCAACGAGTTCTACAAGGATTATGTCACTATGACGGACCGTATCACTTTAGAAGAACGCCCGCCGTTGAAGTCTTACGAAGAACTGGTCAGCGTCTTAGCCAAAAAGTTTAATCCGCATATGAACTTTATGCTGGAACACATCCATAAAAAATTATTGTCTCTATCTAATGAGGTTTCCCAGCCCGCCGACCTCCACTCCAATGACGAAAAAGAGGAAATCGTATTGGGAGAGCAAGTTTGAAAAAGATTACCCTTATGTGAAATGGACCCCACACGACCTGTCCGTAAAGTTTATGATACCTTTATCTGTGTTAAAAACTCTTAATAAAGAAGACACTATAAAATATATTTATTTAAAAAATAGAGACAATAATTTTATTTTATAACTCTTCTATAATGGCGAACAAATATCAAATTTTTGTAAAACAGTATTCCGCCAAAAAAAAAATATCGTGGAATTGTGCCGTATGTGAAATTAAAAAAAAGGAATTATGGAAAGCCGGAACAGGTAATATGACGAAGTCAAGTTTTGACAAAAGGAGCACACGGTAAGTATCTTTTGGTTCAAAACCTATTTGTCTCATTATTATAGAAAAAATAAACAATCCTATCAATAGGCTCAGCCGCCGCCGCTGCCGCCGAGACAAAGTTGGATAGATGGTTCATAGAACCATTTGTCTCATTATTATAGATTTATAAGAATCTTACTGAGGTAGCACGGTAGCACGGGGTAGCACGCTCAAAACCAAAGTATTTCCTAGGGAAGGTTCCGTGGAGGACCTTTGAAACTGCGTGCTACCGCGTGCTACCGTGCTACCTAAATATTTTATAGTCTATTATTTTTTATATACTTGTAGTCTATAATGTATCAAGTCAGCTTAAGCGGACAATCAGGGAATAGTATGGTTAGTATAGGAACAAATATAAGCAGTGACAATCTATCGGTCACCAATGCCTCAGTCGTCAATATGACCGTCGGCAATCTTAAGACCACTATATTTTCGCCCAATGTATTTAATACCAGTTCTTTGAATGCCTCTGCCTTAACGTTACCGTCCAACTATATTATGCCTTTGTTGAATGTATCTAAATTAAATGTATGTAATCTGTCGTGTCTCCATATATCCGCCACGGCTATCACCGCACCGAATGTCCAGCCCACCCTCACCGCTGGAGACAACGTCACGATTGTGAATAATGTGATTAGTGCTTCCAATAGTGCCTTATTGCCGTCTGCGATAAACGCTTCATCCTTAAGTGTTACGGGTTTTGTAATCATCGGCGGAGAGACCTTTATAAGCGACAGCCTTTTGGTGACGGATACTTTACAAGCGGGGGACTTTGTATGTAATGGAACGATAACAGGCACGAACTTATCCACGACCGCCTTAGTCTTCGGCAATGCTTTGGACTATGCGTCTTCGTCCAAAACCTTATCGGTTGCTACGACTGGACTCGTCACAGAGAACTCTACGACACCGATTACCAGCGGGGCAGTCTATAGTGCTATCAATAGTTCGTCGTCTCAATTACACAACGTCGCCCATTTTCGTGGCGTGACGGGTACAAGCGAAGACAGTGTGACCCCCGTAAGTTATGACATCGCAGCAGGAGTGACAGGCGATGTGTTTTTTTTAAACTACTATCCCAAGTTTGAAAATAGTTATATCACCGTTCAAATGTGTTTTGCGTATACCTTTGGTGTCGCGGGCGCGGATTCCTTATTTGGAAGAATCGTCGTAGGCATTCAAGACAATACCTCCAATGTCACGATTCAAGACCAACGACAACGATGGAACGGCACAGCGGGAGGAGGCACACGAAGCGGTGACATTGGTATGTTACAAGGAACCTATAAAAATACAACTCCAGCGGGTCAGTTCGACAGAATCAAGTTAGAAATATTTAATCAAAGCACTGGTGATATTTTTTCACTTTTATACCCCGAATACATTAGTGTTATGGTGACCGAAACCTTGGATTTTACCGGACCTGCAGCCACCAATGTCTATATAGGGTCGGGCAATATTTCGTGTAATGCTATCAGTTGTTTAGCCTTGTCCGTCAACCCAGGCGTCCGCACCTTGGCGACCATTGGTTATACCGAATTCGGGAATGCCTCTTTGGCGTTTGATACAGCGTGTATGTCTTTACCCGGAGCCAATGAAACGGATTATGCCTTTGCTCAATTTACCAATCACACCACGACGATGAACTCTATGCCCTCTTCTTATCTGTCTTTCCGCCACGCGAATGTAGAGCAGATGGTGATGCGTAATTCTAATTTTGGAATCAATATATCTGAACCTACGCAACGATTGACCGTGGTAGGCAATGCCTCCATAAGAGGAGACTTAAAATGCTTCGGTGCCATAACCGCTACGGGCAATGTAAACGCACTCAAGTTAGACTCTGCCAACGCCAGTATAGATAATTTAACTTGTCAAAACAATGCCAACTTTTTATTAAACGTGTCTATGAATGGAAGCACCTTTATACAAAATTTAAGCGTAGGCGACTTGACTATAACAGGGAATGTCTATGGAACTCTGGTGACGGCAGGACAGAATGTAACCGTGGTAGATAATGTCATAAGTGCTTTTGTAGAAGGGACAGCCGAACTCAATATATCGTCTTTACATATCGACAATAATGCCAACTTCGCGGGCGTTTTAAATGTAAGCAAAACCTCCACTTTTAAGAAGTCCTTGAATGTAAATGAAATATTATTTTGTGGAGAACCTGGCGTCTTGCGAGGTAATATTGTTTTATATTCTGTAGACATCGGTAACCAAGGCATAC